TAACAGCTATACATTTGTCTATTGGGCACTCAAAAGAATTGAAGATGCAGGCACAGGTGTTACCACACAAGATATACCATTTAGGTTTTTACCTTGTTTAGTTGCAGGACTTGCATTTTATTTAAGTTTAAAGATACCTCAAGCAGGTGACAGAACACAGTTTTTAAAACAAGAGTACGAAGAGCAGTGGGCGTTAGCTTCAACTGAAGATAGAGATAAAGCCACACTTAGAATTGCTCCACGTAGACAACACATATAGGAGAGATATATGAAGAAGAAAGTAAAAAGTACATCTACTAAGAAGAAACCTTTTAAAGTTCACAATATGTATAATCCAAAGACTGGTAAAGCTGTTAAAGCAGAGTCTTATGCTAAACACATGGCATTAAAGAAAAAAGGCTATGGGCATACTAAACCAAGGAAGAAGTAAATGAGTAAATACGCATCAGCAAAACATACGATTGCCGAATGCGACAGATGTGGCTTTCGTTATAAGTTAAAAGAACTAAAAGACTTATTTATAAGAACCACAGAAACCAATATAAAAGTTTGTAAAGAGTGTTGGGAACCAGACCATCCACAGAACATGCAAGGTATGTATCCTGTAGATGACCCACAAGCAGTAAAAGACCCAAGACCTGATAAAAACCTAGAAGAACAAAGGAGTTATCAATATGGGTTTGACCCAGTAGGACTCAATAATCCTTTACAATTAGAGGGATTAGTAGATAATTTAGAAAGTAATGGCCAAATAGGGTCAGTAACTATTACAACAACTTAGGAGTAAATGATGAACAAAGATAGAAAAGGAGCTAAGGTAACTTACAAACAACCTGAAAATGTTGCTACCCCTAATACAGGTGGTTATCCTGAGAAGGATGTAAAGACTGAGGGTGTGGTTACTCGTGGTAATGGAGCAGCTACAAAAGGAACTAAAGCTAGAGGACCAATGGCATAATGACTTATACCGAGTTAGTAGCAGCAATCAAATCGTACACAGAGAATGACTATAGTACGACTGATATTAATACATTTATTAAGAATGCTGAACAACGTATACATAATACCGTGCAGTTACCTGATTTACGTAAGAACGTAACAGGCACAATGACATCTGGTAATAAATATTTTTCTTTACCTAGTGATTGGTTATCTACCTTTAGTATCGCTGTTATAAATAGTGACAACGAATACACTTATCTTTTGAATAAAGATGTTAACTTTGTGAGAGAGTCGTTTCCTGATACTGACTCTGGGTTCTATGGAAAACCTGAATATTATGGTATATTTGATGATACAACAATGATATTGGGACCAACACCAGATGCTAATTACAGTGCTGAGTTACATTATTACTATTACCCACAAACTATTGTTACTGCTGGTAATACTTGGTTGGGGGATAACTTTGATACTGCGTTGTTTTATGGTGCATTACTGGAGGCAGCTGCGTTTATGAAAGAAGATGCAGACACAGTAACTCAATATACAGCAAGGTATAGTGAAGTCATGCAGTTGTTGAAAAACTTAGGTGATGGTAAAAATAGACGTGATGCTTATAGAAGTGGACAAGAGAGGATACCAGTAAGAAATGGATAATAAAGCAGAAGTATTACAAGGTGTTGACTATGATGTAATTACTACATCAAATGGAGGTATGACACCTGAGCAAGTAGCAGAGTTAGCTCTTGCAAAAATAATTTATGTAGGTAAAGACGCTAACCCTTTATTGAAAGAACAAGCAGAAGCTTACAAAGATAGCATTAGACAAGTTCTAGTGTTTTATATGAAGCAGGCTATAAAGTCTAATCATACAACCATAGCGAATAAACTGCATAAGGCAGGGCATTCAGAATTAACTAAACTTTTGGAGATATAAAATGGCAATTTCTCAAGCAATGTGTACTTCATTTAAAGTTGAGTTGTTGAATGGTATTCATGCATTTAGTACAACAGTAGCTCGTGGTAATACGAACGCTGACAGTTTTAAATTAGCATTATATACTTCATCAGCTTCTTTAGGTGCTGGTACTACAGCATATACAACTTCTAACGAAGTTTCAGGAACAGGATATACAGCAGCAGGTGCAGCACTTACTGCAGTAGCTCCTACATCTTCTAGTACTACAGCGTTATTAGATTTTAATGATTTAACATTTTCAACAGCTACACTTACAGCTCGTGGTGCGTTAATTTATAACGACACACAAAGTGATAAAGCAGTTGCAGTGTTAGATTTTGGTGGTGATAAAACATCTACAGCGGGGGACTTTACTATTGTATTCCCTACAGCTGATGCCTCTAATGCAATTATACGTATAGCTTAGAAGGAGTGTTGAATGGCACTTGTTGTAAACGACAGAGTCAAAGAGACTACTACAACCACAGGGACAGGGACAGTCACTTTAGGTGGAGCTGTATCTGGATTTGAAACTTTTGCTGCTGGTATAGGAAACAGTAATACTACATATTATTGTATTCAATTAGGAACAGAGTTTGAAGTAGGTCTAGGTACTTTAGCAAGTGATAGTTCAACTCTTGCTCGTACTACAGTTATATCAAGTTCTAACAGTGATAGTGCTGTTAACTTTTCTGCAGGAGCTAAATTTGTATTCTGTACGTTACCTGCTAGTAAAACTCCTATATTAGACGCAAGTGGAGATGTTACACTCTCTGGGACCTTAGCGGCTAGAGAATTAGAATCGTCTAATGGTATAATTGCAAACAATGAAACGGTTAGTGCTAACTATACTTTTCCTACAGGATATAATGCTATGAGTGTAGGGCCAATAACAGTGGCTAGTGGTGTAACCGTAACCGTCCCTAGTGGACAAAGATGGGTAATATTATGACATGTAAAATTAATGCAGATACAAGTGATGGATTAAAGATAGTATCAGACACAAGTGGTGTTGTAGATATACAAGATAATGGTACTACTAGATTAACTGTAGGTGATACTATTGATATCCAAGGAAATGAATTAGTATTAGATGCTGATGCAGACACAAGCATACACGCTTCTACAGACGACCAGATAGATTTTAAAGTAGCTGGTGCTGATGACTTCACCATGACCGCAAATGCTTTTAATGTTTTATCTGGCTCTACTTTAAATGTAAATTCAGGAGCTACGATTGCTAATAGTGGCACAGCTACTGGCTTTGGAATAATTAAACAAATAATACACGCTTCTACTACAACTCAAACAGGTACAACAGCAGCAGCATTTACGGCAACAAATTGTGCTGCACAAATTACTCCAAGTGTTGCGGCAAATAAAATTATTGTTATGGTATCTTCATCAATTTATATTTCAGCAGCAGGACAACAAGCAAGTGCCACAATTTATAGAGATTCTACAAACCTAAGTGCTAGTTCTACCAGAGGGATTGTTCAGTTTTGGGATGGTGGTGATGTATCGCAAGGAGATTGTAGTATAATGCTAACAGACCACCCTAATACAACCAATGCTGTAACTTACGCTTTGTACATTAGAAAATTAAGTGCTGGTGGTAGTCAGGTATTTGCTGGAGTAGATTCAACTACTCAATTTATAACATTATTAGAGGTACAAGTATAATGGTTGGCGTAAATGATATAGGTACAGCAATATTAGCTTTAGATGCAAATGCAGAAATAACAGTTAGAGGTAATACTTTTGATAGTATTGAATGGATTGACAAAAATCCAAACAATATTACTTGGGAACAAATACAAGCTAAACAAGCAGAGTTAACAACTGCATATAATAATGCAGCATATCAACGCAATAGAAAAGCAGAGTACCCATCTATTGCAGACCAGCTTGATAAAATTTACCATGATGGTATTGATGCTTGGAAAGTTGTTATTAAAGCTACTAAAGACAAGTATCCAAAGGAGTAAACGATGGCACTAACATTACATGGCACAGTATCGGATAACACAGCAGTCTTAGATAGAAAAGATGCTAAACCATTAGTTATTAATGGTAATATGGCAGTTGCTCAAAGAGGTACAGTAACAGGTATAACAACTCCTGGCACTTACACTTTAGATAGATTTAGAGCAGATATTAGAGGTGGCTTTGGTGTACAAGTTGCTCAAAGCACAGATGTACCAAGTGGTTATGGTTTTGGAAATTCTTTAAAATTAGATGTTACAACAGCAGACACAAGTCCAGACGCAAATGGATTATTATTGCTTGGTTATCATTTTGAAGGACAAGATGTGCAATTATTAAAGTATGGAACATCATCTGCTGAAACAGTTACTCTAGCATTTTGGGTAAAATCAAATAAGACAGGTACATTTCAAGTTAATTTAAGAATGGGAGAAGATTATCATATTGGACAATTAGTAACAATATCAAGTGGAAGTACATGGGAAAAGAAAGTCATTACTTTTGTAGGTAATACTGCTAATGCTATGGCAAATGATAATAGTGATGAATTACGAATACAGTTTTTCTTTGATGCAGGTTCTGACCATGAGGGAGGTGGAGTGCCTTCTAGTTGGGCGGCAGTAAGTGCAACAAAAGATTATAATGGTTCAATAGATTTAGGTGATAATACAGCAAATGAAGTGTTGATTACAGGCATACAGTTAGAAGTAGGCGAGTTTGATGCTAACAGCATAGCTCCCTTCCAACATGAATCGTTTAGTGATAACTTGGCAAGGTGTAAAAGATATTATCAACAAAGTTATACTCATGGTACTTCGGCAGGTACAGTTACAAATGACGGTGCTTATATGCTTTATTTGGGTGCAACAGGAAATACATTTAGATACAACTTAAATTTTGAAACTGCAATGAGAGCCACTCCTACAAAAGTTTTTTATGTGCCTTCAACAGGTACATCAGGGAAAGCTGGTTATGAGGGTGCTGGAGATGTCAATGCTTTTACTATAAACAACACATTTAATACCAATAAACACGCTTTACTTTATCAAACATCTGTTCCTGTTACAGGGCATCCATATTGGCATTGGACAGCTTCAGCGGAGTTATAATTATGATAAATACAGATACAATACAATCAGTTAAAAAAGTAGAATATAATAGTGAGCTTTGTGAATACATTGTTGTTGC